ATAATTAAACAGTTGAATTTTAAAGGAATTACAACCACACCGCATATCAAAATATCGGAGGCTGATTATTTGGTTAACCTATCTGAAAGCGAGGGTAATTCATGTATTATAAACGAGGCTTTGCAAATGGAAACGCCTGTTTTATTAACTCCTTTTGATAGTGGATTCGAGCAGGTGGAGCATGGTAAAAACGGTTACTTCATTCCGTTTGATTTACATGATATAGACTTTGATTCGATAATAAATAACATTCCTAAACTAGAAACTTACAAAGATAAAACCACCGTTAAAGATTGGTTAAATTTCTTTAACTTTGCCTTAGAAGATTTTAAACGTAACAACAAGATGGTTAAGGTAAAAGTTATAGCAAGGGTTAAAGGTCATAACATTGGCGATATTGTAGAATTAACAGAGGAAAGAGCTACTTTAGGGATTGATAAAGGACTTTGTGAGGTTTATATTGAGATTCCTGTAAAGAAAGCAACTAAAAAGAAAACTAAGTAATGGCGTATATTGATGTTATCACGCTTGAAAGAGCAAAGAACTATCTTCGTATTGATTCGTTTGTGACGGCTGACGATGCAGAAATTACTTCGATGATTAACGCTTCTTTGCGTTACATTGAGAAGCGAACTAATCACTTAGTTTATGCTCGTGAAGCGACTTATACAGGTGTTTGTCAGGTTAAAGTATATGATTATCCGATTAACTCGATAACTACTGACCCTGCGCCTTTTGTTTGTCATTTCACGATGTATGATGTTTTTCCAAATGACAAGACAGTTGATTTAAATGTAGGTTATGAAACTCCTGATTTAGTACCAGACGAACTTATACAAGCTGCATTGCAAATGATTAAGGTCTGGTACTACGAAAGTGAAAAACAAGTTAATTCAACTTTGATTCCTGAAAGCGTAAAAGAAGCTATTGATGTTTACAGAAGATTTTTATAATTATGCTAAGTAGAAAGTATTGCAAGAGAATACAGATTTGGATTCCTGTAACTGATTCTGACGGTTACGGGGGTAATACTGTTGATGATTTTTCTGTTGGTGATTTTTGGGCAGAAGTAAAACAATTATCTTCTAGTAAAGACACGTCAAACGGTACAACTTATCCTCATAGGTCTTTTTCGTTTAAAATCAGATCAACATTACAAGTTACTCCAGGACACGATTTATCTATTATTTACAACGGTATTAGATATGTTACGAGTGAGATTAAATATGATGATGATTTATTCAGATTCACAACAATAATAGCTCATGCCTAAGGGTGTAACTGGGGTCAATCAAGTGATTGCTGAATTGAGGAAGTTTGGCAAGGATGCTGAAAAAATGATTAACTATGAAACAGAGGCGGCAGCTTTTGAAATAGCAAAAAACGCTAAAACTTTAGCTCCTAAGAACTTTGGTAAATTGGCTCAGTCTATATCCGTTTCTCAACCAATATCAGACAGGGGGAAAGCGTTGAGTACTATGGTGGTGACTGTAAATGAAGTTTACGGAGCTTATATGGAGTTTGGAACAGGTACTAAAGTGAAAGTTCCTGATGAATTTAAAAACATGGCCGCTACATTTCAAGGCTCAACGGGTAAATCATGGCGCGAGGGATTAGAAGCAATTAAGATTTGGTGTAAGGCTAAAGGAATTGACGAAAAAGCCGCTTATCCAATATTTGCAAAGATACTAGGCGCAGGTGTAAATCCACAGCCTTTTTTATATCCAGCATGGACTAAAGGCAAAAGCGATTACTTAAAAAATCTTAAAAGACTATTAAATAACTATAATAAAAAGATTTAATTATCTTTGTCATATGGCAGCAACGGTTAATCCTGATAAACACATACGAAAAAAAATTTACGACTTAGTTAATAATCAAGTTGTAGCAGGTGTTACGCTGAAAGTATTTGATAGCAGGACTACAAATGCAAATGGGCTACAGGAATATATTTTACTTACCTCACAAACAAAAGAAGTTAGTAAAGCGAATAAATGTGAGTACCGATGGGAAACATCTTTATTGATTGAGATATACACAAGGTCGTCAAGCGTTGGGAATCCAGGAAGTAGAGTTTTATTAAACGATATTGAGGACGGGGTTTATTCTGTTTTACAACCACAAATAAATATACCTAATTATATAACATTGATTCAAAACGTAACTTTTGAGGCTCAATTGGAAACACCTACAAGTACGGAAAACATTTTCCGTTCATTTATAAGATTAAATTTAACACTAATATAAAAAGAATATGTCTACACCGATTAAAGGGGAATTAGGTATTTTATACGTTCACGACGGTACTATTTACCGCCCTATTGCTTGTTTGACTTCAAACAGTTTAAATACAGCGGTTTCAATTATTGAATCTCAAACCAAATGTGATCCGGGTGTTGTTGTAAAGCAAGCTGGAACATTATCTTATACGCTTGATGCAGAGGGCGAATATATCGACACTACTTCTGTAGGTGGAGAGGTAACTAAGGCTTCACATGATTACTTGCTTACATTGCAACAGGCTTTAACTTCTGTGACTTGGAAACTTGACACAGGTGTAACGGGTGCTGTTTATTATGGTTCTGCAATCCTTTCTGACTTAACATTAGATCAAGGTGCAGGTGATGAAATTTCTACTTTTTCAGTTACTTTAGAGGGTAGTGGTGCAATTGTAACAACTGATCCAGAAGCTCCGTCATTGTAATACTTAAAAATTTATTATGAATAAAAAAGTATTATTAGGTCGTGAATTTCATTTCGGAATTGGATTCCTTAATGAACTTATTGACGGTACAGGTAAAGGTTTAGAGATTATCGGTAATGAAGTGGTTAATAATCCTGCTTCTATGGTTCCGAAAATGATGTTTTATTCTTTAGCGTATTCATACAAAAGAAGTCAAAAAGAAATTGATTTTACTATTGATGACATTTTCGATTGGATTGATGAAAACGGGGGAATGAATAACGGATTCTTTAATGATTTCTTAGTTGCTTTTCAAGAGTCTATGTATAAAGACGTTCCTGTTGATAATAGCAAAAAAAAAGTGACGAAAACAGCAAAATAGATTTTAAAGCTGACGTTATAGCTTTTGCAATTGGCGAGCTTGGAGTTCCGTATTTGAGTGATGTTTATGACATGACCTTTGCAGAGTTCCAAATTCGCCTTTTTGCTTATAAAAGGATTCAGTTAAGGGAATGGGAAAAAGTTCGACAAATAAGCTGGAGTGCTTTTATAGGTAGCCACCAAGACCCAAAGAAGATGCCTAAAACTATCGATAAGTTTATGAGTTTGGGAGAAAAACAAAAACAAAACGTATCACAGGAACAAAAAGAAAGATTCTTACAAGCATATCAGGAATATTTAAAACAAGTAAAGAATGGCTAATTTAGAAGTACAAATTGGAGCCGATAGTTCGCAGTTAAGCGCAGAAATAAACAAAGCAGAGAAAGAGTTAAGGAAGTTAGAAAATAAGCAGGCCACACAGCTTAAAATAGGTGCAGATACTACTTCGTTGCAAAAAAGTATTGACGCTGCAAAATCTAAATTAGACGGTTTAAAAAAGTCGGCTGATTCAATGTCTCAGTCCTTTGGTAATTCTCAAAAGCCAATTGCAAACGCTGGTAATACGCTAACCAACTTTAGCCGAATCGCACAAGATGCGCCATTTGGTATTATTGGTATAGGAAACAACTTAACAGCCACAGCAGAGGCTTTTTCTAGTTTATCCAAACAATCAGGAGGAGCAGGAAATGCTTTAAAAGCTGTTGCAAGTAGCTTGATGGGTGGCGGTGGTATTCTGTTGGCTATATCATTAGTTACTACAGGACTTACCATAATGAGTCAAAAAGGCTTAACTGTTTCTGATGTATTCGCTAAAATCACAGGCACTTTTGACGAGTTCAAAAAGTCTTTGTCTGAAATAAATGCAGAGGCAGCAAAAACATCCGGATCTCAGATTGCCGTAGCTAATGCTTATGTAAACACTGCAAAGGATATTAATTTATCAATGTCTGACAGGTTAATTGCGGTTAAAAAACTACAAGACGAATATCCTGCTTATTTTGGTAATCTATCAAAAGAGCAAATACTTAACGGG